AGATCAAAAGATCAACAAAGATTTATTTGATTTAGCTTTAGAGTTTGCAAATTAATTTAAAGAAAATTGCGTAAATATTTGGCTCCCGTAGGGAGCCTTCGTATATTTATGTCATAAATAAAAAATAATAAAGGTTATGAAAAAAGTTTTAAAATACATTAATAATAATATAATAGAATTAGTAGCATTAAGAGATACGGCAATACTTGCTGTTATGTTTTATGTAGCTTGGTTATGTGTTAAGTTTGCTATTTTATATTTAGCTTAATATTTATTCACATGAATAAAGAAGAAATTTTAAATATAGCAAATGAAGCTTACCCTAAAATAGTAAAATATTTTGGTAAAGGTAAGCAATCATCTCCCAAAATAGAAGTATATAGAAATGTTTATGTTGCTTTAACTGGAGATGAAGATGCAGAAGGCGAGCAAGAGCCAACTGGTAGATATAATAGAGAAGATAATGAAATTCAAATATTTTCAGATTATATTCCAAATAAGGAAGAGGTGCTTAGAAATTTAGTTCATGAGTATACTCATTATTTACAGCCAGATGGGTTAGATACAAAATATTACAATCAGGGTTACACTTATCAAAATAATCCTGCTGAATTAGAAGCACTAAGAGCTGAAGAAAAGTGGCATCTTTTTGCGTAAATATTTGGCTACCTGAGAGAGGGTTCGTATATTTAGGCAATTAAAAAATAAAGGTTATGAGATATACAGTTAAATACATTAATGCAGCAAATGAAGTAATAAATTATTTGCACACAGATGATTTTTCAAAAGCAGTTAATACAGAATTTGAATTAAGAGATAAAGGTTATGATCATCAAAGTGTTTGGATTGCAGATGCAGTACAAGAAATATTAGTAGGTTAAAAAATAAAGGTTATGAGATTAAAATATAGTACATTAAAAAAATTAGAGCAATTATATAAATCAGATGATTTTCAAATTGAAGCAAGATCCAATGAGTTTGAAGGTAAACATTTTATGCTTAGATTTGGATATTGGGCTGAAGTAGACATTACAGGATTAATGAAAATATTTAGGCCCTTAGGTTTCACAGTTGAAATGAGTGAGTGGGAAGATGATGAATGTGGTTGGTTATATAGTTATTATATTAAAAAATAAAAGTTATGTATAGAAGAAATAAAAAAAGATACGCAGTAGTAATAGACACATATGTTTACGCTGAAAATGATTATATGGCTAGAAAAATAGCACATGGTATAAAAAGAAATATTACTAGTGGTGATCATGCTAGAGTAATAGAAATAGCTGAGACACCATTTGCAAGCCTTCAATCTAGAGAATTGGAAGATATAAGTGAACCAACTAAAAAAGTAGAATTACCATTTTGATAGTAGTAATGAAAACAACTCTTGATTATCTTATAGCTAATCAAATGGCTCAAGAATTAGATCAATTAATGGGTTATAATTTACCTTGGGAGCAAGCAGAAACTAAATCAAATATACAATATTTTAAATTAGAGTTATGAATAAAACATTAATAATATCAGGATTTATATCCTTAATAGGAATGAGTTTTATATCTGAAAATGAAAATGAATTTTGTATACCTGAAGAGGTAGAAATAGTTCAAGTAAAAACTATTGATAAAGAAATCCAAGCTAATAGATTAATTAAAGCATTAATTCAAGTAGAAAGTAGTGGTAGAGAGGATTGTGTTGGCGATAGACATTTGATAATTCCTTCAATAGGGGTACTACAAATTAGACCTATAATGGTTAGAGAAGTTAACCGTATATTAGCAATATTAGGCGATAATAAACGTTATAAAAATAAAGATAGATACAGCCGTGTTAAATCAATTGAAATGTTTATTATATGGAGAGATTATCACCATAAAGATGATAGTGATGAAATAATATCTCGTTGTTGGAATGGTGGTCCTAAAGGATATAAACGTAAAAAAACGTTACATTACTGGGATAAAGTGCAAAAAGCATTGAAGAAAATTGCGTAAATATTTGGCTACCACAGATATGGTTCGTATATTTACCATGTAGTTAAGTTAAAAAATATATAAAAAATAAAGGTTATGTTAAAAGTAGAAAATAAAGTTAAAAAAGGTCGCCCATCAAAAAAGCAAATTATAGCAAATGCTGAAGTTAAAAGATGGAAGCCTGAATTAGTAAAAATGGATAACTTATCATTCGATAAGGATTTATTCGTTCCAATGCCAACTGGTAAAAAAGTAGATGCTTTGCTTTCAAGCGAAGGTGGATTAATGAAAGGTACAAATTTTGCATTTGTAGGTGATCCAGGAGTTGGTAAATCAACAGTAATGTTAGATATTTTAGCTGATTTACAAGCTAAAGGTCAAAAATGTTTATTCATTTCAGGTGAAATGACAAGTATTGATATGTTTGGATATGTTAAAAGATACCCAAAGTTTGGTCAATTAGATATTTTATTTTTAGGTGATTATATTGAAAAAGATCCTATAATTGTATTAAAGAGTGTATTAGCTCAAGGTTTTGATGTTGTATTAATTGATTCAATGGCTGAAGTTTGTACAAACATAGTAGATTTTCATGGTGGTACTATGAAAAATGCTGAGAGCCAAGTATTAAATTTACTTGAAAAGCATAATAAAGCTGAGAATATAGCTAAAAAGAATACTACATTTTTAATAATACAACAAGTTACTAAAGGTGGTGAATTTGCTGGTTCAAACAGGTTTAAACACATGCTAACTGGGATGGGTCATTTAAAATTCACTGAAGGTAGTAGAGTATTATTTTTCAGTAAAAATAGAAGAGGTGGTAAAATGGATAAATTACATTTTAGCCTTGATCAGAGTAATCATGTTGGATGGTTATTTACTGAAGCAATGAATGCTGAATAAAAAGTTTAACTACACACATAACCAATAAGGGAATTCTTAGCGCGCGAGCGCTTCCCTTATCTTTCATCATTATCTTCTAGCATTTTATCCATCATTTTTAAAATTTGTTGGAATATTCAACTTTTAATCATATATTCCCCCATATTTATATACACACAGTTGTTTATTTATTGGTTAATTATAAAATTATGCTATGAAAAAATTTAAAATATTTCTATTATTAATTGTTCTTTTTACATTGAACAATATTTCTTTTACTCAAATTACAAGTTATCCCCATAGTACAAATTTTGCATCCGATTTTGGAGATTGGCTACAATCAGGAACAGATGATTTTGATTGGACTCAAAAAACAAGTGGAACTAATTCATCTGGAACAGGACCTCAAAATGCACCTTATGGGGCAAACGGAACTACAGGTTATGTTTATACAGAAACATCTAGCCCAGTTACAACAAATCAAACAGCAAGAATATATTGTACTTATGATTTAAGTGGAGCTTCATCAGCAAGTATTACATTTTACTATCACATTTATGCCAATTCAGGATATGGTCCAGGTACATTAAGACTTAAAATATATAAAGGTAATTCTTCATCAGGTGGAACAATGCATTATCCTTGGACTGTTACTACTTCACATAATGGTTGGCAACAAGCTACTATTGATTTAGCTGATTATATAGGTTATTCTTATGTTCAATTAGCATTTGAAAGTATTACTCCTGCTGCGGGATCAGTGTGGCAATGTGATAATGCAATAGATGAAGTAGAAGTTAGTGCTGTTACTTGCGTAAATGCTTGGAATGGAAGTGCTAATGATGGAGATTGGACTAATGTTAATAATTGGAGTTGTGGTGTTGTTCCTTCTTCAGGTGATAATATTACAATTCCTGCAGGGGTTGGTTCTTATCCTACTATATCTTCAAATACTACTTTTGGTACATTAACTATACCCTCAGGGGCAACATTAACAGTATCATCAAATACGTTAACTTTAAATGGAGCAGCTGATATAGACGGTACTTTATCTGTTTCAGGCACAGTAGATGCAAATAGTACTTTTGATGCTACTAATGGAACAATTGATATTCCAAGTGGTACTTTAAAATTAGGAAGTACAGTAACAAGTTTAGGAACATTAGATGATAATTCAGGTACAGTTGAATATGATGGTGGTACTCAAGCTGTTATTTCAGGCACATATAATAATTTAATAATTACAACTGCTGGAACAAAAACAGCAAATGGTAATATAACTATAAATGGTGATTTAACTACAGCAGCAACATCAACCTGTAAATTAGATATAGGTTCTAATGATTTAACTTTAAAAGGAGCAATTAGTGTAGGAGCAATAGATGGATTAGATTTATCAGATGCTAGTTGTAATGTTACTTTATCAGGTTCGAGTTCACAATCTTTAACTCATGTGGGTTCTACAGTTTCTACTATAGAATCCAACCAAACAGATTATTCAATCCCAGATCAAAGTTATGTTGAATCTACAATAGCAGTAAGTTCAAGTGCAAATGCTAGTGATCTTACTAGTATTACATTAAATATTACCCACACTTTTACAGCTGATTTAGATATTACTTTATATGCTCCTAATGGTTCTAATATTAATCTAAGCTCAGATAATGGTGGTGGTGGAAATAATTATACTAATACTGTTTTTACATCAGGTGTAGGTACAGCTATTACTTCGGGTTCAGCCCCATTTACAGGGAATTATACTCCTGAAGTTGCATTTTCAAATTTAACAGGAACAGCAAATGGAAATTGGAAATTAAGAATTACTGATGATTATAGTGGAGATATAGGAGATTTATTAGATTGGGAAATTAATATCTCAGGATCAGCCTCAGGAGGTATATTTAAAAATATAGCAATAAATAATTCCTCAGGTGTTTCATTAAGTTCAAATCTAGAAATTACAGGTACTTTAACTTTAACAAGTGGAGATATTAATACAAATGCTAATACTTTAACTGTTACTACTAATGGAACAATATCAGGTGGAAGTGCTTCTTCAATGGTTATAGGTAATTTAGCAATTAAAACAAATTCAACATCATCTAAAACATTTCCAATTGGAGATGGTACTAGTTATAGACCAGTTATTATAACACCTTCATCTTCAAGTGATGAAACTTATACAGCTAAATTTTATAATACTGCTCATGCTAATACAACAATGGGATCAGGTTTACATCATGTTTCTCAATATTATTGGGATATTAATAGAGCAAATAGTGTTAATGCTGAGTTAGCTTTTGATTGGGATGCTGGCTATGCAGTTGATGATATTGCTGATTTAAAACTAGCCCATTTCAATTCAGGAACAAGTGAATGGGAAGACATGTCTGCTACTATATCAGGGGCAGGCAATAGTGGAAGTGCTTCTAATTCAAGTGGTAGATTAACTGCTACAGCTACATCATTCAGTCCATTTGGATTTGGATCAGGTAGTAGTGGTAATGCCTTACCTATTGATTTAATTTCATTTACAGGTGAGGTTATGGAAGAAATAGAACCTGTAGTATTATTAGAATGGGTTGTTGCTTCTCAAGTTAATAATGATTATTTTACTATTGAAAAAAGTAAAGATGCTTATGAGTGGAAACTGGTAGAAACAATTACAGGAGCAGGTAATTCAAATACTCAAATATCTTATTCATTAATAGATAAAAATGTAGATAGAGGAGTTACTTATTATAGACTATCTCAGACTGATTATGATGGTATTATTAAATCTTTTCAACCTATAGCCATTACTATTAAGGAAGAAAGAAAAGAAATAGTTAAAAGGACTAATTTAATGGGTCAAATCGTAAATGATTCTTACCAAGGTATAGTAGTTGAAATTTGGGATAATGGAGATATAGTAAAACGTTATAATAGATAAATTATTTCTTATTGAATTCTTTCATAAATTCAACTATTATTTTTAAATCAGATTTTACTTCTGCTAAACTTACTTTAACTTCTTCCATATTTTTAGCCATTACTTCATGTCTTTTTCCAAATTCATTTTTAACTTCTCTTATACTAAAAAAGAAAAATTTATAAAGAGCATATAAAGCTCCTATAGCGATTACTAAGGATAATCCAAATTCCTTAACAAGATTGAATACTTCTGTCATTTGTTTTAATTTTTAAAGTGAAAAGGAAACTAATTGGGGATAACTGTTATTGATTATAAATATCATTTAATTTAAATAATAACAAAGTAATTTAAAGACTTCTGCGCAAATATTTGGATAAGCGGAGGAGGGTACGTATATTTATGGCATAAATTTAAAAAATAATAAAGGTTATGAATACAAGATATATAGCAAAATCCAAAACAACAAATAAAACAGTTTTACCTAAAAACTATTCAACTCCACAAAGATTAATTAAAGCTTTAAAAGAAGCAAATATTAGCATTAGTAATGTTTATTTTACAACTTTTGAAGAAATGAATTGTGATGGAGCTGATGGAAGAAATACCTCAAGAGGTAAATCATTCAAGCAAAGAAAATTAAGAAAAAATAGAAAATAAAAGTATTCTATCCTGTCACAGGAAACAAATCCTCCAATGCTTACAGCCCGAAAGGGCTTTTGGGGGCCAAAAATCAAAGTTATGATAAGAAATAAACAAAAACATACAGGTCCAATAATAATAGATTTAACAGGTCCAGATGGTAATGCATTTGCATTAATGGGTTATGCAAAGCGATTTGCAAAGCAATTAGGATGGAAAGATAAAGGTGCTGCTCTTATAAATGAAATGATGGAAGGTGATTATGAGCATTTATTAGAAGTGTTTGATAATGCATTTGGTGATTTTGTAATATTAGAAAGATGAAAAGGAAAGTGTACATAGAAGATATAGGTTGGTGTTGTGAGATAACAATTGATCGTTATAATAAAGATGGTATAAATGAACCCTATTGCATATATGAGGAAATTTGATATTATAAAAGATTGTGATGGTAATAAAATCCAATCAGGTGATAGTGTTCATCACAAGTGTAAAATAGATAGTCAATATAAAAAAGGCATTATTCATCATATGGTTGGAGGATCGTTTGCTATTGAGGGTGATAGATATAGAACACTTTATAATTATAGTGATGTAAAACCTTATAGTATTAGAAAAACAAGTAATGAATTTAAAAAGTAAGATATTAGATTATATAGAAAATGTTTTGGAAGTACCAAGACAAGAATATAATGGAATGCCTGCTTGCCCTTTTGCTAAACAAGAAAGAGAATCAAATAATATTTACTTAGATGAAATAAATAATGATAATAATTTTCTTGTTTGTATAGGTAAATTTATTAAATCAAATAAAAATTCAGCTATATTTGTTCAAAATGAGAATATAGGGGAAAGAGAAACAAAAAAATATCAAAAATATTTAAATAAAATCTTAAAAGAATTACATTTAAATCATTTAAAGGCTTTATGTATTAATCCTAATGATAAATTAGATGTGGATGGATTAAATGTTAGGTCATTATCTCCATGTTTTTTAGTATTAATTAACCCAAAAAAACAAATAAATGAAGCTCATACATCACTTTTAAACACAAAATATTATGATAGTATGAGTGAAAAGTATCAAAAATATTTAAATGTATTTCAAAAGAAACGTGATTAATGTTGAAAAAGTTCGTATATTAATAACAAAAAATGGAAGCAATTATAGCAGTAGGTATGATAGTAGTGGTATTAGGAATTGTTATTACTTCATACATTAGTTTTAAAAATAGAAATAATTAATTTAGGTTATAAATGAAAAATAAAGGTAAAAAATACGCATTCAAAACAGAGGAATCTTATTCCCCAAACAAAGAATATTGCCATTACTCAGGTTTGCCATCACCAAGTGCATATGGTAGAGATGATATTGATTATGATGGAATGGGTAATCAAGGTAGAGTACCTAATGTAGAAGTTAAATCAAAGTTAAGTTTAATCCAAAAAATAAAAAATAAATTATGGGAAGTAAAAAACTGTTAATACAAACTATGGATAGTTGGAGGTCCGATCTTAAACATATTAAGGAAGCACAACGTAAAAAAGATGAGCGAAGAAGAAAACAACAACAAAAAATAAAAATCAAAAATTCTTCTTCATCATGAGCAATCAATTCAATACGTATATACAGAAACTTAAACATTATAAGGAATTATACCTTATAGATGAGGAAGCTTATGGTGATTGGCCACCTAATAAATTAACAGAAATGAGAGAAATTTTGGATGATTTTGTTCGTTATGTTGAATTGAGTTCTACACCTAAACCATCTCAACAAGGTAATTGGTGTGATCCAGAAGGTGAAAAAGTAGATGTTAATTTTGAAAATTTTAAGCGTTATGGATTTTGATTATAAAAAGATAATTTCAGAGTATTTCCATGTTAAGATAAGTAGTGATTATAATGATTTTGATACTTGTGATATGCAGTGTTATAATGAGTCAACTGCTGATGGATATGATGTTTATGTTTTAAAATACACAGATTCTCCTGTTAGTTTAACTGAGGATGTTTATTATTATAATCATGATTTAGCAGATATAATAATGGATAATATAACAGAATATAGAATTGATTCAATTTTTATTGAGGATTATATTTATGATGATTGTTATCTTGATGATGCTTTTGAGGAGTATTTTAATGAGAATGTAGAAGAGATAACTACTAAAAATCCTGAAATATTTACTAAGGAGGAATTAGTTTATTTGTGGAATGAATATGATATTAGTATTGAAGGAAGTGAAGGATAGGAGTAAACAATATTGGGGGAAGTTTTGGGATAATGTTGATTATAAACTTTTGAATAAAATTAGACGTAAAAAGAAAAAACCATCAGTGTGGGATTTAAAATAAATAAGTTATGAAAAATAAATGTTATGTAATATCAAGAGATCAGGTAAGTGATGAATTGGATATAGTTGAATGTGATTGTGGTGATGATGCTAAAGTTATGGTTAAACTTAATAGGGTTCATTATAAGGATTCTGTTTATTTGACTTTGGATGATTTGAAACAGTTAAGTGATATGATTGATGCTAATGAAGGGTAAAATAAGAGATATAGTATTGGCACTAATTGGTGTTGTGGTGTTCCCAGTTGTTTTGTTGGTGGAGGTTATTAGTTGGCTTTTTAGAAAAAATAAGTGAACTGGGGTAGAAAAATAAAATCATTTTGTTATAAAAAAAGGTATAGAAAGGCCTTGAAAAAGTATTGGAAAGTTAAACGTAAAGAAATTATTAAAAAATCAATTAAAAAATGAGTATTGAATTGTTAGAGTTTTTAGCGGATGCACATTATTTCTTGTTGTTGGAATTGTCGGTTTATTTTTTTGTGATGTATTTTGGTAAGAAGTGGATTGATAGTTATTTTGAGAAAAGAAATAAGTGTGATGATTAAGTATTTACGTAAGAGAAAACATAGGTCATATTTGGAAAAGTCTGTAATTGAGATGAGGAGGAAGATATGTAAGCAGGCTTGTTTGACGGGGGAAGTGGATATGTTGACTCGAAATCTTTTTTTGAAGTATAATAATAGGTTGAAGGAGTGGGATGATAATAATGAGTAAAAATTTCGAAACTCTTATTTACATTACTACCTAATACCCTCCGTATATACGATCATATAATAAATGAATAAATTGTTAAAATTATGAATATGAAAACTAGAATAACGTTGATATTAGTTGTATTGGGAATGGCTCTATTGGCTTGGCTGACTGGGGAAAATCGTGCTTTAAAGCAATTGAATACAGAACTGAGAGAGGCAAATGCTGTGGTGGTGGATGATTATTTTGATTTGCAGGTTGAGTATGAGAGGTTGTTTGATGAGTGTTTGTCTAAAAAGTAGGGTATGAAGTATTTGATAGCTATATTGATAATTGTGTTTGTGTTTAGGTGGTTTTTGTTTGGGTTTTGGAGAGGATTTTGGGATGCTGTTTGTGGTAGACCTTATGATGATGAGTTTGTTAATGAGGAAAATAAAGAAAATGAGTGATATGAAGAATGTAGAAAATGTGTTGTTTAGATATAATGAGCAAACTGGTAAATGGGATTGTTTCTCTAGGGATGATTATAATGATTATTGGAATAGACGTTCCTTGGTTTATGTGGGTAGAGGGTATTCACCTGAGCAGGCTTTAAAAGTGTATAGGAATATGAAAGCGAATGGAATTGAGCCCTGGATACAAGGACTTGATCCGAATGAAAAACGAACTTATTAGTAAATCTGTAATGGAGGAAATTCAGCGATAACGATGGGGAAAATGAAATTAATGACGGGGAGGCAAGCGTGGATATTAACGGTGGTGGCTTTTGTTTATTGTACTTGTTGGTTGTATCTTTATTGTACTGTTTATGCGCTTAATCCGTCTGATTCTTTGATTGATACAATGGAGGAACCGTTAAAAGTGGATACGTTTGTAGCGTGTGATTCTACTTTGGTTGATCCTGTTTATTGTGATTGTTGTGTTTATGTTTGTGATTGTGATACGGTGGAGGTTTTGTATTAATGTGGTGACAACAAAATTAACGTGTAGATAATAATGTAATTTGGTATAGTTTATGTGGGAAACTAATGAGGAATATAGGGGGTAGAATGAATCCACCATTAACCCTTATTCGCCGCCCCCCAACCCTTCTCACCCTCCCTTACGAATATATACGAAACGCGCGCTGTTCACACCTAAGTGCGAGATAATTTGGATATTGCAGTAAGGGTTCATACATTTATAGCATGAATAAATTTAATAATAACGTAGATTACTTAATGGAATTAATTAAGGATGATACACCACTACCATTTACAAATGAACAATTAGATACAATTGAATTTGCATTGCAACAAGCAAAATTTGATGGCTATCAATTTGAAAAGTATAACGATGATGAATATGTTAGTGAGGCAATTCACCATACCAATTATACAGAATATAAAATTGATAAACATTAAATAAACACGCAATATAGCAGCATAACACCCTAATGTAATGACTGTAATGGTGTTGGTATAGTACCTTTATTACACGTATAAATGGTATTCAACGTACCCTCTACTATGGTAGGGGATTGGTTGTCCGTACCTGGTATTTATATTTTATTTATCTCCACCGTATTCCCTCCTATATTATTATCTTGGTTTATAGTACCTTATCATGTATAAGACATGGTGTGCTACTTATGTTGGCATACTTTATTAATATAACATATTATGCTATGTAATGTAATTGGGCCGCCGTACGTACGCCATATTATGTATATAATACCCATGTATGCTGATGTCCATATAGGCGTGGATATGCGCAAAAAGAAAGTAGATGTATGTTTAGCAGAAGTACACCTTTTCACCATCGATGTTGTATATCCAAATATATCAAAGAACTAACCGAAACAAAAACAACACCATAATATAATAAACAAAAATGTGGGAGGCAAGTCCCATTTAACCAGTTTTTTCCAAAACCCAAAAACCACAAAAAAGAAGATTTTACAAATTTTTTTGTATCGACAAAGATATATACTATGTATAGGCATGGACGAGGTCTACATCATAATAGAAATACAAATAGCGGCATTAACATACGGGATGTGGATACTATATAAAGAAATCAAAAACAGAACCTAGCTTTATCATATACCCAGCATAAACAAAAATAGGTGATATATGTATTAGCATGAGAACACACATTCCACATACAAAACGTAAATTAAGACCTGTCACCAGATGTAAAAGCGGATGTTAGCTTTGCTTGAGGTTATATTTTCATCAATAGGGTTAACTTTCATAGTTACCCAATCAAGGTTATTTCGATTTATACAACGGTGGTATCTGTTTAAATGTCCTATGTGTTTTGGTTTTTGGGCAGGTCTTTTTACATATGTTCTCCACACGTATCACTGGAATATTATCAATTATGGTTTTATCTCCTCTCTATTTTCCTATATTTTATACTTAGTTATTAAACCTCTTATGAAAAAATATGATTAGTATGATGAATATATACGGATATTGGTATAATCATATGATAAGAGAAGAAGGTTTCTTGAGAGAGACTTGGCTTCCTCAATTATCTTTCGTATATTTACACCCGTAAATTTAAAAAATGAAGGTTATGTTATATTATGTTAGTATTGGAATAGTAGTTATGTTCTTAATTGAGCATTCCACCAAAATGTATAAAGAAGAAATGGAATTTTATGGAGAAAAAGTTCCTAAATTCAATTGGTTTGATAGGTTATTTAATATTTTCTTATGGCCTATTACTATTTTATTTTTCATTAAGAATGTTAAAGATTTATTTTAAAAAATTAAGGTTATGAATTACAAATATATAGACACTGTTAAAATACTTTTAATAATAGCCTTAGGGTTATTTATTTCAATGTTATTTAATTCTTGTAAAAAAGAAACAATATACCCTTCATTATGTAATGGTAATTGTGATGCTTATTATACTGTAGTATATGAAAATCAAGAAATAATTCCCGATTCAAATGGATATTATAATGTAGATTGGAATGGGTTGAATTATTTCCAAGTAAAAGGACAATTAACAGAATTAAATGACCAATATATAATTAATGGAGTACCATTAGTTGAAGCAAAATTTGATTCAGATTACTGGGTGGTGTTTGATAGTATATATTTTACTACTCCTATGTATTCTTATTTAGGTTGGTTTAATGATCAAGGATTAAATACTCCTATACCATTTGGATCCTATACTTATACTATGAATGATTTAATAAATCTCCACCCACCACTAAATATAGTAGGATATCAATTACCAAAACACTTTTGTACAGAATGTCCCTATGCTCCTACAATGATAGGATCCCATTCAAAATATAATTATAATCCAACACAAAACATATTAGTAGATAATGAAATGATAGGAGATACTTTTAATATTTTTATAGAATCTACTTTTAATACTGAAGGGGGAATAGAATATCATGGAATTGATGAAATAGCTCCTAAAGAAACTGTTGGGAATCAAATAAAAGTTATAATAATATAATGGAAAAAACAGGAAACACCGAGAAGTTAATATATCCTTTTAACGAAGCCAAATTACTTGAAGTTTTTCTTCCAAAAGCTCAAAGATGGCATAGAGTAACTTGTGTTGATTTTCGTTCTTGGGATGGAAAACGTAGAATACAAGGAGAATTTTATGAAGGTCCCTTATATGCCTATGGTACTAATAGGGAAGTAGAATTTAAAAACACAGAGAAAATTGTTCCTTCTAAAGTTCTAAATATAAGAAATTTACGTTCACAAAAAATGAGATTTTAAAATGAAAAGTTCTATTAAAAAAATTACTGAGGAAAAAGCTTCAATATATATTAGCAAGGATGATGATTTAATTGATTCACCTATTAGATTTTACACTATCACAGAAGATGAAGACGGGTGGGATAAAATAACATATTATACTTCCAGACGTAAAGATACTTATTCAAATAGGGGTAAAGGAGATCAATGGGTTTATATATTATCAAATCCATCATTACCTAATATGCTTAAAATAGGTTATACAAAAAATGAGCCTGAGGTTAGGGCTAAGCAAATAAGTGCTTCTACAGGAGTTGCCTTACCATATAAAGTAGAATGGGCATTTCAATGCTTTAATGGTGAGCAATTAGAACAAGAGGTGCACCATGAATTAGAAACTTACCGCGTAAATCAAAACAGAGAATTTTTTGATATACCACTTGATGAAGCTCAAGAAACAATTGTTAAACTTGGAAAAAATTATATATAATGGCTAGAGATATAAAAAAAGAATTAATGAAAATAAAGGGAGGAGAATTCCTAGAATGGTATTCTTCTTTAACAAAACTAGAAAAAGCAGAATATAAAATAATGCTTGAACAACTTTCTGAAGAATTTAGGAAATAGATTATATTTATAATAGAACCCACAATAAAGGGTAATATTATATGAGCTTTCTCACAATTTATCTTTTATTAGGGTGTATATGGATGTTTATTCTCCAAATTTTAAATGATAAAGTTGTAATTGAAGAGTATAGGTTAAGATTAAGTGTTGTTGAAATATTAATAGGTATGGTTATTTGGCCTATTTCATTTATAATTTTTGTAAAGTCTATTATTAATAGATAAAAAAATGATTGAATTATTAGTTTTAATTATCGCAACAACCCTGCTTTATTTATTACTACCCGTTATTATATGTTTTATGATTTTAAAATATATTTTTACAGGTAATAAGAAAATGTTAGCTGTCTGGTTTTTTAGAACTGCTAGGGAAATAGACATATTTGCTAATGTAGTAGGGGCTGAGTTTTGGAATGCTGTTTTTATAACAGATGGTGGGTATAAATTTGGAAACCCTAAAGAAACTATATCATCAGTATTAGGTAAAAATCAGCGAGATAAAACGCTAACTCTGCTAGGAGATGCGCTTCGATGGGTATTAGATAGAATTGATGAAGACCATTGTTTAAATTCAATAAATGATGACGCTACTAATACTAAAAAAGACATATCTAAGTAATATTTAATATATAATTTTAATATTTATTGTCAAATATGCAATGTTAAACGATTATATAGACATATTAGAAAAAGCTATCATATACAATGTAAGAGAACTTGAAGAACCATCTAAGGAATACACTATGAGTGAATTAAAATGGATGGAGGGGTATACTCAAGCTCTTAAAGATGTTCTTAATGATTTAAATGACTTAAAAAAAGACAATACATCAAAATTTTCAGTACTATATAAGTTTAATTTAAATTAGTGTGTTTTACCAATTTTCTTTTTATATATTTATAATAAATGGACATCAACAAAATATTTGGACTATTTGGGAAAAATGATCCTGATAGAAACTACCCAGAACCTACTGAGGAGGAGGTAGAGGGTATGTTGGGGTTTGATGAATTTAGAACTACTCCAACTTATCAAATAAAAATGTTCCAAAAAATCATAATCAACCATTTAAATTTTCAAAAAAGACTTGTTAAAATGTTTCAAAACTCTGATCCTGAATTAGGGGATTTTTCAGATTTAGAGGAAGCAGGGGAACATATGGCTTTTTTTAGAGGTTGGGGTTATATTGAAAACGTAGATTTAGATAAAGAAATATGGCAGGATTGTTTAAAAATACAAGACTCAGAATTATTAGGAGAAGCATTAGAAATGTCAATAAAATTCTTTGAATCTATAGAAGAATATGAAAAATGCGCTCTTCTCACAAAAATGCAAAAGTTTCTTAAAAATAATTTGGATTCATAAATCTTAATTCTTATATTGGAATTACGGTTTGAGAGAAAAACCGGAAAAAATAAAGAAAAAGAAAAAGATAAGGTGATAAAGGGGTAAGATTAAGGATACCTCAATTAAAGTTATTATAAAAACATTATGAGAAATAAAAAGTTAGTACAAAGGCGTCTCCAGACATTATCAGGAAAATTAAAAACATTAGATTTACATATCCATAGAGGAGGAAATCGTGAAGAAATTAATTCTTCTCAAAGAGAAATAACAGAATTAGTACAAGATATTTCAGACATTATAGATAGAGAAAACGATTAATATGAATCTTTCAGCAGAACAAATCCAATCAAATTGGGAAAAAATGTTAGGTTATATTAACACCTACATCTCAGATCCTCGTAGAGAAAAATTAATTGAGTTTTATAAGAAACATGAAGAAGAAATCATGTTAATGCCTGCTTCTCATAAAAAAGCTTATCATAATGCCTTCCCAGGTGGTTATGTAGATCATGTTAATCGTGTAATTGAAGCTGCTTTAGAATTTAATAAAACATGGTTGATGTTTGGAGTTGAAGAAAATTACACAGTTGAAGAACTTGTATTTTCTGCTTTAAATCATGATCTAGGTAAAATGGGTGATGGAAAAGAATATGCCCATAAACCATCTCAGGATGAGTGGAGAAAAAAGAATTTAGGAGAAATGTATGAATTTAATAAAAAACTTTCATTCATGTCTGTCCCAGAAAGATCAATAAAATTATTAGTAGATGCAGGTATTACCCCTACAGAAAATGAATGGTTAGCTATTCGTTTACATGATGGTTTATATGATCCTGCAAATGAACCTTATTTAAAATCATGGATGCCAGAGTTAAAACCTCGTACTTCCTTAATTTATATTATCCATCAAGCAGATCTAATGGCTGCTAGAATTGAATTTGAAAAGGAATGGATGCCTAAATTATATAATAATAAAGAATCTAAACCTGCTAAAAAGACTAATGTTAACATGAAAACAAAAACATTAGGATCTATAAAAAGTGAAGGATTAAAAAACATGTTAAATAGCTTATGATAGAAATTGTTTCCATATCGGTATTATCAGTATTAGTAGTAGTTTTTGGATTTACTACTTTTAATTTGCTTAGAAAGAATGAAAAACAAGAGGATGTTTTAGTTGAATATCTTACATACTTAGATAAACTTTCCAAAACAATAGAAGCATCAGATAAAAAATTAAAACAAATAGACAGAGCAGGAACATTCCAATCAGATGATGAAGTTGGTCATTTTTTCAAGTCCATTCAACAACTTCAAGACATTTTAAACGATTTTAAGGTAAAAGAAATTAAATAAACGTGGCTAAACGTAGAAGAAAAAACTCGAGGAATTACTTCACTCAGGAGACAGAAGATGCTATTGTAAGATACAATAATTCTTCTTGTTTTGATGAAAAAAGTAAAATATATAGAAATGAAATCCATTATGCTTTTTTTAAGCTTACTGAAAATATAATTCATACTTTTAAATTTTATTACACAGAAGTAGATAAAATAGAACATTTACAACAAGAAGTAATCATATTTTTACTATCTAAAATTCATTTATTTGACCCAAGTAAAGGAGCAAAAGCATATTCTTATTTTGGTACTATAACTAAAAATTGGCTTATTATATATAACACTAAAAATTATAAAAAACGTATTAAAAAAGCCCCAGTAGAAGATTTATATAAAGATGAAACATATTCTTATAATTTAGAAGATGATAGGGTAGCAGATAAACTTTCCTTTTTTATTGATCAATATGTTTGTTATGTTGAAGAAAGGTTTGATGAATTTTTTCCAAAGGGTAATGATGCTCAAGTAGCTGATGCAATATTAGAGTTATTTAGAAAAAGAGAGAATTTAGAAATATTTAATAAAAAAGCACTTTATATCTATATTAGAGAAATAATGGCTACTAATGGATTAGAGGTAAAAACACCAAAAATTACAAAAATAGCTGGAAAGCTTTATGGTTTATTTAAGGATAATTATATTTCTTTTTTAGAACGTGGTTATGTAGAGTTTGAAAAGGTATAGTTCCTTATATTTATATACAACAAACTTATAAATATGAGTCACTTAGATAAAAAAATATTCGGTAAAAAATCATACTCGGATTTACTTAAAGAAATATACGATAATCAAAAGAAGAAAGAAGACCAAATTTCGGCATTAATCAACGAATTAAAACCACTAATCAGCGATATAGGTGATGCTACAATGATTGTGCCACTCATAAAAGAGTACATGGAATTAGGCATTAAAAATGATGAAGCACTTATTAAAGTTGCTACTATTTTTCAACGTATATTTGCAAATGAAGGTAATGAAGATAACGGGTTTGGTATTTCTGAAGAAGAAAAAGAACAACTACTTAAGGAAATAAATAACTTACAATTACCCCCTAAAAAAGAAGATAAAGATGCCAGTCAATAAAAAAGGAATATCTGCTAACTTACGTTCTAGAGCACAAGGGTTTATTGCTAAAAATGATAGTATACGTGTTGGAAGAGTAACTGATATTATCTTAAATAGTGATTATCCTAATATTGAAGATTATGGAGGTATAAATGGTATAGGTACTATATTTTTTGAATCTGATGAAATTATTTCAAGTGCTAGAAACATTGCAAAACCTTTTTTCCCCCAAATTACATCATATCCTTTAGTAAATGAATTAGTACTTATTTTATCTCTTCCTAGTACCAATATAGGTGAAAATGTTTCTAATAAAACTAATTATTATATTAATATGATAAGTTTATGGAACCACCCCCACCATAATGCTTATCCAAATCCTATAACAACCTCTACACTTCCCACATCCCAACAAAAAGATTATCAACAAGCCTCAGCAGGATCTATAAGAAGAGTAGAAGATGGTTCTACTGAGATTAACTTTAATAGTAAAATTAACCCTACTCAAAATACCTTTATAGAAAGATCAAACATTCACCCTTTATTACCTTTTGTAGGGGATAACATATACCAGGGAAGATGGGGAAATAGTATAAGATTAGGAAGTACTGCTAAACCACCCACCTCAGAAGCTCAAAATTCTTGGTCATCTGTGGGAGATAATGGAGATCCTATTTTAATAATAAGAAATGGTCAACCTAATAATGCATCTCCCCAAGGTTGGATTCCTATAACAGAAAACATAAATAAAGATCTTTCATCTATTTATCTTTCATCTACACAAAAATTACCAATTTTAAATGCTAATGAAAATTATTTTTCCTACAATGAAGCTCCTGAAATTCCTAACCAATACATAGGAGCTCAAGTAGTTATAAATTCTGATAGATTAATATTTAATGCTAAAAAAGATCATATTTTATTAAGTGGAGAAAAATCAATTAATTTATCATCAAATTCATCTTTAAATTTTGATACTAACAATTTTATAATAGATGCAAAAGAAATAAAACTAGGAAGTAAAGATGCTTCTGAACCTGTAATATTAGGAGATACATTTTTACAAAATCTAGAACACCTTGTAACAGGTATAGAATATCTTTGCCAAACATTACAAGCTAGTACTATATGGCCTGCGGGTGCAGCAGCCCCAAATGCCCCAGAAGCAACAGCTGCAGGAGAGTTACTAAATAGAGCAGTACAATTTAAGGCAAAAATAAGTAAATATAAATCTAAAAAAGTAAAAACTTTATAATGAGTTACCCTGTATTTCTTCCAAACAACCCCAATGTAACAGGTATAATTACTTTTGAGACCCAAGGTTCTGAAAAAAAAGCAATTATTAAAGTTGAAGGAAATACTGAAAGTGGTCAAACCCTAAATATAACCACAGATACCGATTTTATTTCCTCCCCTACAGATGAAGAACTGATTCAAGAAGTATTATTATATGCTAACAATGAACTATATAATGAAGTAGAAAAACTACAGGTAGAAAATATATCTAATATTGATAATTCTATTACAGAAGATGAAAATATTCTTGATGAGCCTAGATTTAATGTTTTTACTACTAATGAAAACGTTATAGGTGAAATTTATTTTTACGCTTTAGAAGATGGATATTACGGGGAGTTAAAATTATCAAATTTCCCTGATGGTTATATTAAATCTTATATTTTAGGAACACCTCCAATTTCAAATCCTAATTATGAAGAACTAAAAATTGAGGCAATAAAACAGGGGCAAGAATATTTAGATAGTTTAAAAACAGATGAAATTGATTTTGGTACTTTAAAAGAAGGAACTAAAGAAATAAAATATTTTTATAAAATTAGAGGAAGAGTAGTAGATATTGAAACTCAACAATCTATAGGAGGAGCTAACATTATTAGCATGGCAGAAAATGATTCTTCATCAACTACATCTGACCCAGATGGTATATTTCTTTTAGAAGGTCAATATGAGGTAGAAGAAAACACTACAAAATCATTACCTTTTGAAGTTGATATTTCCTTTAAAGACTATAACACAGTATCTATTCCTGTAGTAACATTAGAGGGAAAAATAAAGGACAATTTATCTATAATTCAATTAACTCCAATTATAATAAACACAGAAAAAGAACAATTAGAAATAGAAAATTTTTCTCCTGATCAAGAAAAACTTTTAAAAAAAGAAAATAGAAAAGATTTTATTACAAAACTAACAGAAAGATTAATCAATCAAATTAAAACAAAATTAATTCCTTCAATATTACTAATGATTGGAACTTTTGGAGCTTCAGGATTAGAAAAATTATCTAAAAAAAAGAATTTATCTCCAAAAGATCTTAAATCCCAAGCTTTAACTTGCCCTGCAGACATTGAGGGATTAAATATTATAATTGCTAAAAAAAATAAATTAACAAAACAATTAAACGCTTTAAATAGGGGAATAAATCAAATTGTAAAATTTTTAGGCATCCCTCCCAAAATTATCTCAGGAGCTGAAAAAGGAATAGGAGCAGCTAAAATAGCTGTAAATACTGCAGCATTTATCCCATCAACTTCAGTTACCCCAGTCCCAGTAGGACCTATTTTAATTGCTAAAGACGTTATTGAATTCTTAGAAGATTTAATAGACAAACAAAAAGCAAAACTAGGACCAGGTGAATTTCAATTAAATTTTTTAAAATCAGAAATCCAAAAAGTAGTTAATTTATTAGGTTTATTAGATTCATTAATTGAAAAATGTGGGGAAGAATTAGGATTAGAAAATGGAAATAACGAAGAAGTCTCAAATGCCGCTGCAGCCCAAGTTGCAGCTTCTACAGAAGAACAATCAAATCAACTATCCCCAGTTGTTACTAATGTAAATGGATTTGATATGGATGTTATTAATGTAGATAATGTAACAATAGGAGGAATTAAAAGAAGAAGAGCAATAGCTAGAAATAAAGCAGGGATAGTTATGCTTAAAGGGGAACCTTCATTTTCTTCAAATGATCAAATATTAATAGATGAATTAGTATTTTATATTCAACAAAATGATTTAAAAGCAGAATAACGTAATATTTATAAAAAACAGTATATGAAAACCGAGTTACTTAAAAATTTAATTAAAGAAGCAGTTAGAGAAGCGATACAAGAGGAATTAAAAGAAGTTTTATTAGAGGCAGTTAAAGCACCTAAAGTTACTACTCCTCAACCTATTCAAGAAAATAAAACAATCACTTCAACAACCCCTCCACCTGTATCTCAAATGGATAGAAGACAATCTTATTTAGATATTATAGGTGAGACAGGATTAAATATGAATAGTTCTCATGCCCAAGGATTTGGTAATAAACCATTTAACCCAAAAGGAGTAGGAGATACAACATCCCCCAATGGTGCTTTACCCTCTGGAGAAGTTAATATGGATCAAATAATGGGATTAATGACAAATAAATAATGGCATTTGGAGCACAGCAAATATACCCAATTGACTTTAATAAAAGCGCAGCAGTAGGAGTAGATTTACCTCTTAATGCTCCTGGTGTATTTAGACCTAATTACACTACAGCTGCAGCTATTAAAAACAATTTAATTAATTATTTTTTAACAAATAAGGGAGAAAGACCTTTAAATCCTACTTTTGGTGGGGGTTTAAGAGAATTTGTTTTTCAACAAATAACAACAAATAATTTAGATTTTTTAAAAGAAAAAATCCAACAAGAAATAGCTACTTTTTTCCAAAATATACAAATTGGAACTTTAAATGTTTTAAAACAAGAAGATGCTAACACAATAACAATAGAATTAACTTATAGTGTAATTAATACTAATATTAATGATACTCTACAAATAGAATTTACATAATGGCAACAAAAGTAAATAGAGACGTAAAATATTTAAATAGAGATTTTTCTGAAATTAGGGCTAAATTAATAGAGTTTTCCCAAACTTATTTCCCTAACACTTATAATGATTTTTCCCCAACATCACCAGGAATGATGTTTATGGAACAGGCAGCTTATGTAGGTGATGTAATGTCTTTTTATTTAGATAACCAATTACAAGAAACATTTACTCAATTTGCAAGGCAAACAAATAATCTATATGAATTAGCTTATATGTTTGGTTATAAACCAAAAACAACAAATGCTGCTCAAGCTATCATAGATATCTATCAACAAGTTCCTTCCAAACTCTCGGGAACTACATATGTTCCTGATTTTGATTATGCTTTAATTATTGGAAAAAATTCAACAGTACAATCCTCACAAAATTCTGAAATTAACTTTTTAATAGGAGATGAATGTGATTTTTCTAAGTCCAGTTCATTAGACCCCACAGAAATAACAGTATATAAAGCTGCGGGATCTACCCCTGAATATTATCTTTTAAAAAAATCCCGAAAAGCTATTTCAGCAAATATTAGTACAGAAACATTTACATTTGGTTCTCCTCAAAAATTCCCAACTATTAATATAACAGGTGAAAATATTATAGGAATATTAGATATAGTAGATAGTAATGGGTATGTTTGGAATGAAGTAGATTATTTGGGTCAAGAAATGGTATTTGATAGTATAAAAAATACTAACCCAAATGACCCTAATAATGTAGAAAATGCAGGTGAAGTACCTTATTTACTTCAACTTAAAAAATGTCAAAGACGTTTTGCTACAAGATGTACCTCAGCTACTAATCTTCAAATACAATTTGGAGCAGGTAATCCAAATGATACAGATGAATTAATAACCCCCAATCCAAATAATGTGGGTATAGGTTTACCATTTGAACAAGATAAATTAACAACAGCATATTCACCTACAAATTTTTTATTTACAAACACTTATGGTATAGCACCTTCAAATACTACTTTAACAGTAAGATATTTAACTGGAGGTGGAGTAGGATCAAATGTTCCTTCAGGAGATTTAACTACTCTTAATACAAATGCTTCTAAATTTAACAAAATTAATTTAAATACCACAATGGCTAATTACGTATTTAACTCTTTGGCTGTAACAAATGAAGAAGCTGCAGATGGAGGATCAGCAGGAGACACAGATGAAGAAATTCGCCAAAATACAATGATGCAAGCTGCAACCCAACAAAGAACAGTTACATTAGATGATTATAAAGTTAGAGCATTAAGTATGCCAGGGGAATTTGGAACTGTTTCTAAAGTATACATAGAAAAACCTAAATTAACAGATAAACAAGTTTCAACTGTAAATACTTTATGTATGTATATTTTATCCCAAAATTCTTCGGGACAATTAGATTATGCTACTGAAACATTAAAGAAAAATTTAAAAACTTATTTATCTCATTATAGAGTAATTGGGGATAATATTGAAATAAAAAATGCTTATATTATAGATTTGGGTATTGATTTTGAAATCATAGTATTACCTAATTTTACCAATAGTGAAGTTATATTATCATGTATTACAGCCTTACAACAATACTTTTCAGTAGAAAAATGGCAAATGAACCAACCAATTATTCTTAGAGATTTATTTGTTCTTTTAGATAAAATAGAAGGAGTTCAAACAGTTAAAAATGTTATTATTTCAAACAAATCAGGAACTTCAAAAGGATATTCCCAATATTCTTATGATATAGAAGGAGCAACCCAAAACCAAGTTATATATCCAAGTTTAGACCCCTCAATTTTTGAAATTAGATACCCAAATCAAGATATTAAAGGTAGAGTAGTACCCTTATAAAATTAAAACATGGCCATATATAAATTATTCCCCTATAAAGATTCAACCCTATATTCATTCTATCCTGACATGAATACAGGAATAGATGCTATATCTCAAATTTCAAATTTGAATATAGCAGTAGATTCAAACCCTCAAGTAGCTAGATTTTTAACTGAATTTGTACAAGATGAAATTGAAGATGTTATCAATAATAAAATTAATGGAGCCCAATGGGATGTTGATTTTAGATCATTTATAGCAACAGCACAAGGCATAGTTGAAGCTACAGATTTATCAGTTCATCCTTTAGCCCAATATTGGTATAATGGTACTGGAACATATTTAGATCAACCTTTAACAACAGATGGTTGTAGTTGGTATTCACCTAACTTTAAAGGTTCTATAGCTTGGTCTTCAAGTGGAACAGATAATACTGATCACTATGTTACAAGTTCATATAATTCTACTTTTGTAGGAGCAGGAGGTGGTGCTTGGTATCATAGTGGTTCGGATGGCACTTTATATGCTGTAACTCAATCATTTGATACTAGAAGTGAAAAAGATTTAAGAATTAATGCAAAAACAGTAGTATCATTATGGTATAGTAGTTCTTTAGGAGTACATGCTTCTGCTTCATTACCTAATTATGGTTTTATTACAAAGTGGGAAAATAGTGTAGAATTTAATACCAATACTCAAATACAACCTGTAATGCAATTTTACAGTGTTGATACTAATACTATATACCCACCACAATTAGAGTTTAAATGGAAAGATTATTCAAGTGTATTAACAGGATCTGCTACCTCTAGTATAGTAGATACTACTAATTTAGTATCTTCATTAGCTGAAAATCCTGGAATATTTACTCCACAAAGTATAAATAGATTTAGATTTAATGTTGCACCAAAATACCCAGTGCGAGTATACACTACAGCATCCCAATTTACAGGAATAAATTATTTACCAACTGCTTCATATTATTCTGTAAAAGATTTGGATACCAACGAAATTGTTATAGATTATGATACTACATATACTCAATTAAGTTCTGATAGTAAAGGAAATTATTTTGATTTATATATGAATGGGTTAGAACCTGAAAGATATTATAAGATTTGTGTTAAAACTACTATAAATGGTTCTACTTTAGTATTAGACGATAATTATTACTTTAAAATTGTAAATTCTTATTAATGGATGAAAATATAAATCTAAATAAGCAAGTTTTTAATAAAAGGGCTTACGAAAAAACGATCAATACTAAATTTTCTCAATTAGGAGTAAAATCAGTACAAGAAGAAATAAATGAACAACCTACAGTTCAAGAATTTTTTGATATGTACAATACTTTATTTTATGATATTAACGAATTAGGCCCTACTAATTCTCATGAATTTTTAGTAAAAACAAGTGGTGAATATATAAAAACAGAAGAAAATGATGAATTAATAGAGGCATTACAAAATGAAATTGCTCAATTAAGAGAAGATCTTCTTCAAGCTCAACAAGACTTAGTAGATAATAATTCAAATGTGTAAAAAATAAATGGCTACTGTAACTTCAATATCACCTCAGGATTTCACTACACAAATATACTCAGGTAGGGATACTACTTTAATTGAGACTTTTGATGTTGATACTATTTTAAACCAAAATAGTTATATAGAATTTTATATATATACTTTAGATAGAAGAATTTTATATTCTACAAATTCATATTCTTCATATATAATTAAAAATGATAGTAAATCAACCTCACCTACTGATATAAATTCCTTTTCTATAAACCCAGGAGAAGATGTAATAAAAAATGGTTTTAACCAAGGCACAGTTGTTGCTTATTATAATTTTTTAACAAAAAGAATAGGAGACCCAAACCAAAAAGTTTTCATATCAGAAATATCATCTGATAAAACTGAAATAAGATTAGATAGTAACTCACTTACATCTTTAGATATAATTGAACAAACCAATAATTTTATAAATTTTAGAGAAGAACAAAATTATTTTGTTGATTTTTATCTTAATTTAGGGAATAATAATTTAATTATAGCTAATAATATAAAATTAGAAAATGAAAATTCTTCAAATCCTACAATATTAATTAAGTTATACGACCCTCTCCCCGAGGATATTGAAATAAAACAACAACTATGGGTTGTTACCACTTTAAATGAACCAGAAGCTTTTGAAGTACACACCCCAGTACAACCTATATCTTTTCAAGATTCCTTTCAAATCTTAGGTCCTAATTTTAATATTCCAATTAAAGATGAAATTAATAATTCTTCACCAAATCTCTCTTACTCAGATATAATTAACGGGGGTTCAACAGATTCTCAAAATCAAATAGAAAGTTTAATTTCTCAATCTGCAATCAATATTAGTGTAGATTATTCAAACTTTAATAATTTTATACACTTTAGTTCAGCACAAACTAGAATTGAAAATTTTTTCTATAAGGCAAGTTTAATTGAAACTTACACCTCAGAATCAGGAATTTTAAATAATATAACAGGTTCTTCACCTAGTATATTAAATCTTCAAAATAAAATATCAAATGTAATTAAAAACTTTGATAAATTTGAATATTTTATGTACTATAGTAGTGGTTCTTCTACATCCTTTCCAAAACAAAATAATCAAAAACCTTATATCCCTTATTCAGTTACAAGTTCTCAAGCTTTAACTTGGTTAGGAAGTGAAAATGTTGGAAGTGCTTATTTTGGGGGTTTAATAGAATCTGCTTCAAATTTTGATAATGCTAATCCTGATCAATTAAAAAAAGCTATACCTGAATATCTTAGAGAAAGCTCAGACAATCAAATGTATGACTTATTTGTTGATATGGTTGCCCAATATTATGATAGTGTTTGGCTATATACAAAAGATATTACACAAAAATATAATGCAGATAACAGATTAGATTTTGGGATTAGTAAAGATCTAGTAGCAGACGCTATTAAAGACTTTGGACTTAAATTATATCAAAATAATTTTTCAAACTCAGATTTATACACAGCATTTTTAGGAATAACTCCTAGCGGCAGTTTATTCCCTTTTCCTAATATTACAGGATCATCTCCAACTCCTTCAGGGTTTGAATATGTAAATACTTTAATTTCAGCCTCTAATGATATTATCCCTATGGATGATGTTAATAAATCTTTATATAAAAGAATTTACCACAATATTCCTTATTTACTTAAATCAAAAGGAACAATTCCAGGGTTACGAGCTTTAATAACATCATATGGGATACCTGATACTATACTTAGAATATCTGAATTTGGTGGTAAAGATAAGGTAAACGAAAATGATTATGATTATTATTTTAATAATTTTAATTATGCTTTAGATACTACTTCAGCTACTGTTTCAACTCCATGGAGTGTAAGCAAACATTTTTCTGTTAACCCTAATTTACAACCAGGAACAGTAGAATTTAGATTCAAAACTCCAGGAATACCTAATCAATCTCACGTATCACAATCTTTATGGTTTACCAAAACTGGAGGTAATTATGATAAATTACTGGTCCTAGAATATACAGGTTCAGGTTTACTTAGTGGTTCATACAATGGATCAATCCCAGACCCATACAGAGAATATGGTACTTTAAAATATATATCAGACCCAGGTACCGCAAATGAAGTATCATGTAGTGTATATTTACCCTTCTTTGATGGAGGTTGGTGGTCTGTTATGGTTAGAAATAACGGGTTTGCTAATCAAATAGGATATTTAAAGGATCAAGCATACGATTTTGATTTTATTCAGAGTGAAGATGGAAAATACATAGTAACAGAATCATCAAATGAGTCCTCAGTAGATAATTTCCAAAATATAAATTTATTTGCTGCTAATAAAATATATAATGGAAATGATGGCACCTCTATAGGATTTAAAGCATCTGCTTCTATAAATGATCCAAATGCAAGTGGTAGTTGGTTTAGTGGTGATACTCCAAATGGATCTACTTTTTGTAAAGGCACTCCTGGTTCATTAGGATCTTATAAAAGCTTTTCGGGAAGTATACAAGAAATTAGATATTATAACATTGCTTTAGGTACTACTAGATTCTATGATTATACTATGAATCCGTTATCTATAGAGGGAAATAAAGGAACAGGAAAGTTTGGTAAAACATTAGTAAAAAATCCTACACCAAACTCCTCTCCTAATGAATTAACATTTAGAGCTGCTTTAGGAAGTGAATTAGACATAACAACAACATCATCTATTCACCCTAAAATAACAGGTTCTTGGAGTTACACAGACCCACTTATGCAAAAGAATTTAATTAGTGGTATCCCTTCTTTTAATAATGAAACAAGCACATTTACCCTTTCAGGAACCCCTTCATATGTTCCTAACACAGAATATTTCTTTTTAGACCAACCAGCAGTAGGTATTAAAAACAGAATAACAGATAAAATCAGATCAGAAAATGATTCTGTCCCTTCAGGTAATGTTTTATCTTCTATTAGATCCTTATCACAAACAACAGAAGCAAGTGCTTCATATACAGATAACATTAATTATTTAGAGGTGGCATTTTCACCTCAAAACCAAATTAATGATGATATTATAGGACAAATAGGCCATTTTAATATTGGTGATTATATAGGTGATCCTGCTCAAAGATTTTCTGGAAATATTTACCCTGATTTAAATAATTTAAGTGAAGAATATTTTCAAAAATACACAAAACCTTATGATTTAAAAGACTTTATTAGGTTAATAAAATTCTTTGATAACTCATTATTTAAAATGATTAAAGATTTTATACCTACAAGAACAAGTTTAGCATCTGGTTTAGTAATAAAACAACATTTATTAGAAAGAAATAAGTACCCTGAACCTCAAATGTCATTTGAAAACAAACAATACACAGGTTCAATTGATATGGTTGCTATATCAGGAGGTGCTGCAGGTATGGTTAATCCTTTTAACGGGTTAGATACTTCTCCTTATGGTATTGATGGTAGTGGTCCTACTAATAGATATGATATTACTCAAAGTTGGTCAGAAACATTCTCAACAATATCAGGTTCAGTAACTAAATTACATAATTCACAAGATGAATTTTATGATGGAGAATTTTCAGGATCCTTAATTACAATTACAAATGGAGAATTAAACATAGGGTGTGATTGGGCTAAAAACCCAAACCCCAAAGGTACTAATATGTTAGGGGTTAGAATTTATGATATTACTAGTTCTTTAGGAGAATATAACCAAAATTTATTTATTTCAAATTATAATTTACCATATGATGGTTACATTTCAATGATGAATGTAAGCAAAACAACCTCTTCTTTTGTACCTCCTCCACCAGATGATCCTATACCCCCAGCATCAGAATCATTTAATGACCCTGTTTATATAGCATGGTTTAAAGCTACTAACCCTACAATATATTCATCAAATCCTATTTCATATTCTTCCCAATATTTACAACCTGAATTAATTCAACCTTTCCAATCAGGATCTGCATCTACCTCTGGTAATTCTGGTTTAAAATGGAGTTTAAGTGAAAGAGGTTTAAAAACTAACCCCGTTGTTAAAGACCCAACCCAAATTCAACTATCCCCAGTAGATAGTACGGGAACACCATATTTTCTTAATCATGATACTATTGAGGGGGAGACATTTTATGATATAGGGTTTCTAAATGATCAATTTGAAGTAATACAAGGTATTGAATTAGATGTAGTAGATGGATTTCAAGCAATGTATCCTGATGTTTTACCACAAGACCCTAACAATGCAAAAGAATATATTTCATGTTCTTTACATTCAAATCTAGCAATTCAACCAAATTCAACATATAAAAATATGTTGAGGATACAAATTAACCCAAATTTTGTAAATGTTGCTCGAGCTTTTAATCAAGACCCTGACAGAGAAGAATTCCAATTATTTTTTAAAATAAAATCAACAACAGTTATAGGTACCACTAAAACATACCCAAGTCTAAACCCTGTTACACTAAAAATAAATAAACCCTCTGCAGATTTTTGGGATACTTATACTGGTAATAATGCAATGAATGGATCAACTACACCTCCTACAAAAGGTTATGCTAATATTGGACCAAAGGCTAGTGGAATTAATGTACACCAAGATACAATTAGTTCACAATTTACCATCGTAGGTCAAAATGCTAGTACTTTTAATAGTGATAGTATAGTTTATTATGATAACCAGAAATGGGCTTCAGTAAATGATATCCCAAACCAATCCATTTCCAATGTAAATTATACACCACGTGTATCAGCAACAAGCGAATTTTACTTAAATAATGGGTGTACTAACTCATCAAATAATACATTTTCTATAAAATATGCAGGAATTAGTGCTCCTTCTACTTATTCTGGTGGTGGATATATTGAAGCATTTGTACTAAAACAAACTAATGATGTTAGTAACACTTGGGAAAATGTAACTAGTAATATGAGTACAGGAGGTGATTCTAAACCTTTTTCTAAACTATTCCAAATTCAATTACAAACAAGTGGTTTTTTATCTATTAGAGTTGGTTTTGATTCATTTGGCAATAATTTTGGTTCAGGAGATGCAGGTACTTATTGTGCTTTAGTCCAATTTAAAGATGATGGAAAATATGCGGGGAAATCTAGTCTTAAAAGAAGTTGGATTGCTTGTAAATTTAGAATATTCTCATAAAACATAATTATAATGACTGATTTAAAAACAAGATTTATAAAAATAGCAAAAATTGATGCAGATGGTAATGATAATACTAATTCATTATCTACATTAACAACCATTAGCATTCCTTGGAGTAATGGTACTATAGCTAGATATAATATTGTAGGTATATCTCAAAAACCTACTTATTTTGATTATATAGTGGAATATGAACCTACTTCTTCTATATATTACCCTGATGCTGCTTCTTTTGATTATAGCTTTTTAAATAGGTTTGCCTTTTTAATCACTTCTCCAACACTTAACCAACCACAGCTCCGTCAAGTAAGAATTGAAAATTTAGACGCAAATAAACAAATTGTATATGATATAACCCTACCAGATAATAATTTTACTGATTCACAATTCCCAGTAAATAATTTTAATAACGCTTTTTCTTATAATGTTTCAAACCCAGGAGTATGGGGTAGTGAAAGAAACAAATATGTGTTATTTGACACATACCCTCAAAAAGATTTAAAAATAGAATTTTCAGGATCATTAACTATCCCCGCTAATCAAGGTGCAGAGTTTGATTTATATTGTGTTTTTAGAGACCCACAAGGCAATCCTATACCCCCAGATCAGGATACATTATCACCTAATCCAACAGATGGACCTTTTTATGTTGGGGGAAGTTTTAATGGTTTTACATGGAATCCTAATACTGATATGTTAAGGATTTATAGTAAACAAAAAAGAAGTCAACCTACACAAGCTATAACAGATCTTCCTTTTTATGTTGCTTGGACTATCCCTAAAGGTGATGCAATTCCTGGTTCATATTTAGAACTTTACGTCCAATCCCAGTATAGAAAACAGGGTACAACTTCAGCTACAGCAACTACTACAGTAACATTTGCAGCATCAACCCCAAGCTCTCCAAGCAATTTTGATACAAGATTAAGAATTATCCAAACAGAACCTGCCTCAGCTGTTACTCCACTTCAAGCAGTATTTGAACCTATTTTAAAATACAAATTCAAAGGTTCAAATTGTGATGTATTACAAAATAATGCTATAGAAGCAAGACCTAATAACCAAATTCAAGATATAGATTATAGTACTTCTCAAACAATTCCAGTAAATTATGAAGCTTTAAAAAACTATACAGCAACAAAAGCAACATACCCTGCTTCTAATTTTACTATAAATTCAATATTAAACCCCAACTATGGAAGTGAAAATACTGTAAGCAATTACAATATAGGAAATGGTTTTAATACTCAAGTCTCAGCAGGATCTTTAATACTAATATATGATGGAATAACAACTAGTACAAGATCCTACCCAGGGGTTCAAGGTTTATTTGATGTTTTTGATTTTGCAATAAAATACATTTATACTGCTGATGGTCAATTAATTGATTCTATTCCTTCAGAACAAAATTTAAAAGATTGTCAATATAATTTTATTTCAGCTGCTACTCTTTTCACAGATGATGCAGCAGAAGCTGTAGCAAATCCTGTAGGATATATTTCCCCTCTTAGTGGTAGTTGGGGAACAGGATCTTTAGCACCCCTTGTTAATATATTTCCAGATATTGATCCAAGCACTGGAACCCAATTAACCCCAGGAAATTTAACTACTGTATATTCTCAAGGAGGGAGCATTTATCTTAGATGTGATAATGCAGGTCAATTTTTAGGAGGTGTTGGTGCTATTAAGGACAAAGTAAACACAAGAGGAATAATATATGCTAGTGGTATAGAATATACTTCTGCAGCAAACAATATAAATGAAGTAAGAATTAAAATAAAAACTGATAATTTATTAGATTAATTTATCAAAAAACAAACAATATATATATTTATAACATATTAATTAATAAAAAATGGGATATTTAAATAATCAAGTTGTAACAGTAGATGCCATCTTAACTAAAAAAGGCAGAGAGTTACTAGCAAAAAATGATGGTTCTTTTAGAATTACACAATTCGCACTAGCAGATGATGAAATAGATTATACATTGTATAATCCAAACCATGCTTCTGGCTCTGCATATTATGGTCAAGCAATAGAAAACATGCCTTTATTAGAAGCATTTCCAGATGAAAGTCAAATCATGAAATACAAATTAGCTACTCTACCAAGAGGTACAGCTAAATTACCAGTATTAGATTTAGGATATGCTGCTATAACATTAAAACAAGGAGCTTCATTATCAATTACTCCTCAAACATTAAATTATTTAGGTAACGCTGAAACAACTGAAACCTCAGGTTATACAGCTACAATAGCAGATGTTAGGACAATGTCTACTTTTAATGGAGTAGGAATTCAAAGTACAACAGCAACCACTCAAAACGCTACTTCAACAACAACATTAGGTACAAACGTATCATCAACCGTAATAGGATCTCAAATTAATTTAAGAGCAACTACAGTCAATACTTTATTTGGTTCAACTACCCAATTAAGTACTACTCTTACTATAGTAGGTTTAGATAGTGGAGCCAGAATTACAATACCAGTTACAATAACCAAAACAAATTAAAATATAAAACATGAGTTTTAAAAGATTAGACGCGGAAGATTTTGTAGTAAGTGCAGATTCAATACAAGGAATAGCTTGGTCTACAGGTTTACCTACCTTATCAAATTTTTTCACTTCCTCAGCACAAAAAGTAGGAACATCTGGAGATTATTATTTAAGTGTATATCAAGTAGATGGAACTTTAGATCAAGCTGAAGTACAATTTGATATAGCATATGGAAATAAACATGGCTCAGGTAGCACCCCCTATGATTCCCAATACAAAGGTAGAACACCTTCTTCTACAATTTATGGTCAATATAGATCAATGATACTAGAAGATGAAAATGCTATTTTTCTAACAGGTGTAGGTTCAACAGGACAGAAAGGTAATTGTGGTACTGATATAACTAGTAGCACAACAGTTGAAATGGAAGATTTTTGGGCTTTATCTATAGAAAGAGCAAGATATAAACAAAGTATATTTCCTGGAACATTTAATTTAAGATTAACTGATAATACAGGAGCAAGTTTGGATTTAACTGATAATTCAAATGATGTTTCAGTTCAAACCTTTTTAGGATCCACAAGAGTATATCAAATTGTATCAGGATCAAATGGTTCGGGTATTACTGGAGGTGGATACACACCAAATTCAGGTTCTTATGGATTATTTTTTCCAGATATAGGAACAATATTATTAAACCCAGAAGCTATATCAACATCCATAACAGTTGATTCTAATAAAAGTTATAACCTCCAAAATGGAGAAAATAACCAAACTCTTTTTACTTCAATAAATGATGGAAGTTATTTTACAATGAATTCCTCAGAAACAGTTACCTCTGATTATATTTTTATTAGATCAAGAAATGCTGAATTCAACTACTCAGAAAACCCATCTTTTATATCAGGGTCAACTGGAGAGGTAATATATGATACTTTTATAAATAATCCTCAAGTATATGCTACAACAGTAGGAATGTATAATGATGCAAATGAGTTATTAGCTGTAGCAAAACTTTCAAGACCATTATTAAAAGACTTTACAAAAGAAAGTTTAGTAAGGGTTAAATTAGATTTTTAGGATGAATGAGTGTTTACAAGTCATTTACCACATCGGATGTTATAGTAACTCCATTTAAAGTAAACAAAAGTTTTTCTTTTTATGGGGATGATTGGACTAATGATAATTTTCTCCCCCCAGAAAAATTAACTTCTTCTGATGTAAACATAGATAGATTTTTTGGGAAAAACATCTCATTATTTCCATTTAATTCAGGTTCATCCCCAACAGGGCAAATAGAAACTTTTAATGAAGGGTTAGTATATAACTCAATCCAACAATTATATTATTCAAATTTTGTAAGAGGAAAAGATGGATCTCCTGTATTAACATCATCTATTGGAATTGATGGAGTAAGAACAGGACAAAATGGTATACAACCTTCATATGATAATTATTTACCTGATACATTACTAGCAAATAGATTATTCCCTACAGGATCTAATGAAAGAATAGGAGTTATATCAATTCCAACAAGCATATTTGGAGAATATATAAAACCTGGAACATTCGAACTAATTTATTCAGGGTCATCAGACAAAGGAATTATAACAGACGATGAAAATGGAAACTTACTTGAAAATGGAGATAAAGTTGGAGATATAATATACCAACATGGTATGGTTGTATTAACTGCCTTTGGTACCTCAATTACAGGAAGTAAATATGGTTCAAGTTTATATGGTTCTGGGGTATATGGTACAAAAACATCTACGGAATTAGACCTAGTAATATCGGGATCAAACTTAAAAATAAATTTTCAAAGTACAATGACTATATATGAATCCCAATATAAATGTACTTTTAATCCAAATGAATTTGTTTATTCTCAAAATCCTTCTATTATATCTGGAAGTTGCAATAATTTAGAAGGTAAAATGTGGGATTTTGCAACAGGTTCCTATTTTGAACCATATATAACCACAGTAGGATTATATAACAATTCAAATGAACTAGTAGCAGTAGGAAAATTAGCCCAACCTTTACAAAGTTCAAACGTTACTGATACAACTGTATTAGTTAACTTAGATTTATAATATTTATAAACATGGCAAAAACATTATCTAAATCAGGAATAACAACAGGAGCTGATATTTTAGCAGGTCATGTAACACAATCAGTAGATGCTTTAACAGGAATAGAAGCATACGATATAACAATATCAGGATCATTAGATGTTGATGGTAAAATAAGTGCAAGTAATATCATATATGGTAGTAGTTATTATGTTCAAAATATTCAATTTGCTAATTATCATGTTCCTAGTGAAACAATAAGATTAGGATGGACAGGAGATAATACTTTACTAAATGGAACTACAATTAAATTAGGTGCTGATGTAACAGCGAGTGGTGCTATAAGTGCAAGTGGAGATATATTCTTTGCTCCAAGTAATGCTGACACAGGAACTTCTGTGTTAACAATTGACCCAACAACAGGAAAAATATTTAGAACAGGATCATACTCTACTGGAGGTGGTGGTGGATTTACCCCATCTTTATCAACTGACTTACCTGCACAAAATATTACAGCATCATCCAACATAAGTGCAAGTGGAAATATCTTTTTTAACCCAAGTAATGCTGACACAGGAACTTCTGTATTAACAATTAATCCAACTACGGGCCAAATATTTAGAACAGGATCATACTCCACTGGAGGTGGTGGTGGTGGTGGTAGTGTAGGTACATTACAACAAGTAACAAATTTAGGAAAAACCACAACTAATGCTATTACCTCTTCAGGTTTATTTATAAACAATGGGACCAATGTAGACCCAGATATTAATGGATCAGGCCAATTAAAAATTTCAGGAAATGCTTATACAGGATATATAGCATTAAATAGTAGTGGTATGAATATAGGCCACAATTCTAATTCCAAAAATTTAACATTCCAAGTAGATGAAAAAACTAAACTATCTATTTTAACAAATGGTAATATAAGCTCAAGTGGGGGTCAATTTGTAACAGATTTTGTAGGTAACACTTCTACTACTAGAATAGAATTTGGAAATAACACTCCAGGTAATGAAGCTACAGATATAGCTATGGTAACAGATTCTACAGGAGAAATCATTATGTTCCCAGGGAAAGATGTTGCTCAATTCCTGAATACTAAAATTGATCTTAAAAACCCAACTACTATATCTAGTTCATTAAATATAATAGGCCCATCTACCCTTACAGGCTCATTAATAATATCAAGTTCTACATCCGAATCATTATCCATACAAGGATCAGGTTCAACTATAATAGATGTTCAAGGTTCCCAAGGACAATTATTTTCAGTAACAGATGATTTATTAGATATAGTATTTGAAGCATCAGATATTTCAGGTGATCCTTTACTAACAGTATCAGGATCAGGTTTAGTAGACATACCAGTAGGTCCTTTACACGTAACAGGATCAGGTATAAAAATGGCTTTACCTTCAGGTTCTGGGTTTAAATCATATGGAGTACCTGGGTATAGTAAAGTTATTATTCCTTATAATGCTGATACTATAATTTTCCAAGATGAAAATCTTTACTTAGAATATAATGATGCTGGAACTGATCAACTTGAAGCCAAAGTAACAACAGATCCCTCAGCAGGTACAGTAGATTTTGTATATTGGAATAATGAGGATGATACTTATGTTACATTTGAAAAAAATGCTGCTGATACCGAATTTGATATAGATGCTGCATTTACAAATTGGGAGAAGGCAACACTAGAAATTTTCTCAACAGAAGATTCATCATATCCTACTTACCATGTAACTTTTAACTCAGCAGATAATGTTAAAGGTATTATGGTGGTACAAAAATTTGTATAACTAAAATTCTTTTATGAATTGGACTTATAACGGAGAGGAAATAACCGATTACACTCAATTTCCAAAAAACACATTTGGTTTTGTATATAAAATTACCCACTTAGCTTCTGGAAAAGCATATGTAGGTAAAAAAGTACTAATACACAATCGCAAAGTTAAAGTAACTAAAAAAGACTTAGCAATGTATGAAGGTATTAAAGGTAGAAAACCAACCCATAAACGTGTTAGTAAAGAATCAGATTGGAAAACATATTATGGTTCAAATAAATATCTAAAAGAAGCCATTGAAAAACATGGTAAAGAAGAATTTGAAAGATACATAATTAAGTTGGCTCCAAGTAAAAAATTATTAACTTACTACGAGACACAATATCAATTTATATACCAAGTTTTACAAAAACCTGAAGAATTTTACAACGATAATATTTTAGGAAAATTTTTCACAAAAGATTTTGAGAATTAAATTCTTATTCGTATATTATACCACATGATAAATGAACTGCTAGTTAACCTAGTTAACAAGGTTTTAGGAACAAGTAAAAGGACTGCAAGAGGTAATCAATCCTATCATTGTCCTTTCTGTAATCACCATAAACCTAAACTAGAAGTTAACTTTACTGAAAATAAAAAAGGACATAATCCTTGGCATTGTTGGGTTTGTGGTAAAAAAGGTAAAACTATAAAAGGTTTATTTAAATTACTAAAAACATCACCTGAAAACTTTATAGAATTAGGTAAATTAGTTAAAACTGGCAGTGAAGTAGAAGAAATTATAATAGAAAATCACGTTGAATTGCCTAAAGAATTCAAACAAATCCTTAACAATACAGATTTAACAGCAAGACAAGCCTATTCATATTTAAGAAAAAGAAACATTACAGATGATGATATTTTAAAATACAATTTAGGATATTGTGATTTTGGTAGATATAAAAATATGGTTATTATACCTTCATACGATAAAGATGGTACATTAAATTATTTTACAGGTCGTTCATTTGAAAAAGACCCATTTATAAAATACAGAAACCCAGAATGTTCAAGAGATATAATACCCTTTGAATTATTCATAAACTGGAGTTCACCCTTAGTACTATGTGAAGGACCATTTGATGCTATAGCTATAAAAAGAAATGCTATACCCTTATTAGGCAAAAATATACAATCAAGTTTACTTAAACGTATAGTACAATCAACAGTTAAAAAGGTTTACATAGCATTAGATACAGATGCTATAAAACAAGCACTCAAACATTGTGAGTATTTACTAAATCAAGGTAAAGAAGTATACCTTGTAGAATTAGATGGAAAAGATCCAAGTGATTTAGGTTTTTCCTATTTCACTAAGCTAATTCAAAACACTGAACCATTAGATTCGTATGATTTAATGGAGAAGAAACTATCTCTCATATGAAAAAGAGAAATGTAAAGAAAAAATACAACAGGATATTAGAAATATCTGAAGATGCTAAACAAATAACATTACCAGATTCTAGATATTATAAAAGAAATGGTAAATATTATCCATCTATAACCTATGTTTTAAGTTATTACCCAAAAGGTAAACATTTTCAAGATTGGCTTAAAAAAGTAGGATATTCTGCTGATTATATTGTCAAAAAAGCAGCAGAAGAAGGAACTCAAGTACATGAAATGTGCGAAGATTATTTAAACGGTAAAGAATTAAATTTTCTTTCTTCAACTGGTAATCCTCAATATGACCCAAATGTATGGCAAATGTTTTTAAGATTTGTTGATTTTTGGGAAGAATACAACCCAACACTACTAGAAGCTGAAGTACATCTATTCTCAGATGAACTTAAAGTAGCAGGTACATGCGATTTAGTATGTGAAATAGACGATGAACTATGGATTATAGATTTTAAAACATCAAACCATTTACAAACGACTTACGATTTGCAGACCGCTGTTTATGCCAAATGTTACGAAGAGTGTTTTGGTAAAAAAATAGACAGACTAGGAGTTCTATGGTTAAAATCATCCAAACGTGGACCTAAAGAAGGTAAAATTCAAGGTAAAGGTTGGGAAATGTATGAATCAAAACGTACACAAGATGAAAACCTAGATATATTTCAAACAGTTAAAAAACTATTTGATTTAGAAAACCCAAGACACTCACCCGTATTTACTGAATTCAGAACGCAAGTGAAAAAAAAAGACTAATATTTATATCATATGATTAAATTAGTTGATTTGTTAAGAGAAGTTCAAGGTAAACCAAAAGCTATAATTTTAGCAGGAGCCCCTGGAGCAGGTAAAGGTTCTATTCTAAAAGATTTAGATCTATCTAGCTTAAAGATTTTAAATTTAGATGATACAATAGCAGCATTATCTAAAATAGACGGATTTACATTAAATCAAAAGGCAGCAGATGCTGAAGATAGAAGTAAGTTTATGAAAGCAATGCAAGCTGCAACTAAAAAACTTAAAGGTGAACAAATACCACAAGCTATAGCAGATCGCGAATCTTTTATACTAGATGGCACATCTGCATCCAAGAATCAGACAATTAAATTGCTAGATCAGCTAAAACAATCAGGATATGACGTTCTTATGCTTTATGTTTATACTGACTTAGAAACGTCGCTAAAGCGCAACCAAGAAAGATTTGAAAAATCCGGAGGTGAAGACAGAAGTTTACTACCTGGTGCAGTATTAAGCACATGGAAAGATGTAACTGCTAATTTTGATTTATATAAAAGTATGTTTAATAATTTTGTTTCTGTAGCAAATACAGGCGATTCTGAAACAATGAAAGATATAGCAAATATTTTAAAAACATATATAGACCCATTCAAAGTTAAAGATGGTAGACAAAAAACAGAAAAAGAATTAGCAAGAAGTAAAGCTCAAAAAGAAAAATTAAATCAAGAAGTACAAGATATTTTACAATCAAACCAAGTACAAAATATAATTAACTCCTCAGTTTCTAAAGAAGAGGCACAAAGTAAGATAAACGCATTTTTAAAATGAGCAAATTAAGTGATTTTTTAGTAGAAAGCATTCTAAACGAAGCAGATAAAAAAGTAGTTGCTTTATTTGGTGGTGGGTTTAAACCACCTACAAAAGGTCATTTAGAAGTAGTTAACCAAGGAATCAAACAAAACCCAGAAGTATCTGAAATAAAAATATTAGTAGGTGGAGGAGAAAGAAATGGTTTTACCCAAACCCAATCAGTTAAAATTTGGAATTTATATAATGATATAGGTTTTATAGACAAACCAGCTACAATTATCCCTGTTAAAACTCCATTTGAATTTTACAAAAATTATTTAAGAGATAATCCTGAAGATAAAGTATATGTTTTTATAGGATCAAGACCTGAAGATGAAAAAGATCAAATGGATGTTAAACAAAGATCTGAATTTGTAAAAAAATATAGTGATAACGTAATACCTGTAGAAGTAGCTACTACAGGAGGTGTAAGTGGGACTAAAGCAAGAGAATTATTTAAAACTGATTTAGATAGTTTTAGAAATATGTTTCCTGAAAATTTATTAGATCAAGATTTTGATAAAATAGTAGATATATTAAGTAACAAAAAAGAAAAATCTAGTAAAGTGATATCAAATAAAACAGAACCACTTAAACCTATAAATGAAGATATTATAGATAAAACTGATTTAGTACTTCCAAGAGGTAAAAAAGTAATATTACAAGCTGAAGATGAAGATTATAATAGAGGATTAATAGTTGAACTACTAGATAATGGTGGTTATGAAATGGCTTACTGGTATGATGAACCAAATAAACCCTACCCAGTTGAAATATTAGTTGATGGTGAAAGTATTAAATTAGATGGCAAGGTAGTTGAAATGAAATTCCACCCACAAGATTATTATGATGAGCAAGATGAGTTAAATGAGGGTAGAAAAAAGAAAAAAGATCCTAAAAAAGGTACAGGCAAAAAACCAAAAGGTAGTGGACGTAGATTATACACAGATGAAGATCCTAAAGATACAGTAGGTATAAAATTTTCAACAAGACAAGACATAGTAGATACTTTAAATAAAAAATCATTTAAAGCTAAATCACATGCTAGACAATCTCAAATCATAAACTTAATACATCAAAGAGTAAGAGCAGCATATGGTAGAGCAAAAGACCCTGCTGTTAAAAAACGTTTAAAATCTGGTTTAGATTATATTACTGATAAAAAAGAAGCATCTAAGAAAAAAACACAACGTTTAAAAGATCAAAAAGAAAATATAGACCCTAAATCACAGGCTAAACATAAAGGTAAAGCAGCACCATTTGGTTCTGCATATGAACCTGTAAATGAAAATGCCACTTATTCTAATAGTATAAACTATAAAAGGCAAATAAAAGATTTAACAACTCATATGTTAAACAAAGGCATGAAACTTACTCCATTACCTAAAGTTATATTTAAAAATGGAGATAAAGAAAATGCTGAAAATTTCTTTGGTAAAACAGCTTACTATCAACCCGATACAATGGAAATTGTATTATACACAGAAGGTAGACACCCAAAAGATATAGTAAGATCATTTGCACATGAAATGATACATCACATGCAAAATTTAGAAGGTAGATTAGAAGGTATAGCTACAACTAATACCCAAGAAGATGATCATTTAAACGATATAGAAAGAGAAGCATATACAAAAGGTAATATGGCCTTCAGAAACTGGACTGACAGTATAGATGGAGAAGAAGTTACTAGTTTAAACGAAAAAACCAAAGATCCTTTTGGTTTAAATCAATTTGCTAGAGAATTAATGGGAGAAACTGAAAAACCTATAGCAGAATCTTTGGAGAAGCAAGAAGAGGTTCGTATATTTACCCAAAATTGTGGTTGTGATAAAACTAAAGGAAATATATAATAAAATTGTTAAAGAGGTAGAACCTCAAAAATATACACTATACTGTGATATGGATGGTGTATTAGTAGACTTTGAAAAAAGATTTAAAGAACTAACAGGTTTAAAACCAAACCCATTTAGAGACAAATATGGTCTAGATGAATTTTGGAAAAGAATAGATGAAGCTGGAGTTGGTTTTTGGGTAGGAATGGATTGGATGTCTGACGGTAAACAATTATATGATTACATAAAACCTAATTTATATTCATTACTTTCTTCACCTTCATATGATAATAGTTCAAGATTAGGAAAAAGATTATGGGTTAAAAATAAAATACCTGGTACTAAATTAATATTAGCAGCTAGAAAAAATAAACAAGATTATTCAAAAGAAAATGCTATATTAATAGATGATCTTAAGCCGACCATTGATGAATGGAACGCTCAAGGAGGTATAGGAATCCTACATACCTCAGCTGCTTCAACTATAAAGCAGTTAAAAGAGCTAGGATTATAATTAAAATTTATATTATGGACAAAGTAAAAGCAATAGTAAACTCATCATGGTTCAGAGCAGCAGCTGCTGGAGCAGTAGGAGTTTTTCTTCTAATAGACAAAAACCCACTTTATGCTGGTATGGCATTTGGGATTGGAATTAGAGAATTTTTATTAGCGATGAAAAGTTAAAAAGAAAAATTATGGCCAGAAACAAAGCAGTAAGTAATGGGAATCTAGGTGGTTTAAAAAAGAAAAGACCAGGTAGGCATTCCAAAAAAGCTTCCAAACTAAAATCTTCTATTAATTATAAAAAACCATATAGAGGACAAGGAAAATGAAAGATAATATCCTAAAAAAAGAATTCAATAAAAAAGACGTTGAACGTTTACGTAACCTGGTTAAAGGAAAATCAGGTGAACGTACGAGTCAAGGTATAGGTTACACTAAAAAAGAAGAATTCCATAAAGAAGGAGATATCTGGGAAGAAAATGGCCGTAAATGGACTATAAGGGACGGTGTAAAAGAAAACATAACCAAATTAGATAAATTCAAAAAATCAGCCGTCCCTTTGTTTTGTCCCTCTTGTAATAGTATAATGAATAAACAATTAGACCCCCATTATTACAAAGCACATGGGGCTTGTTTAGATTGTGTTAAGAAAAAAGAAACAAAACTTAAAGTAGAAGGAAAGTGGAAAGACCATACTAAAGATACCCACAATAAAGAAATAGATAAACTTATTGAAGAATATACCCAATTTATGCAATCCAAACTATCAGAAAGTAATGATGGTTTTGTGACAGAATCGGGCGAAGTTGAAAAATGGGTTGGTGGTATAAACAAAGAAAGAGCAGAAGAAGCTCTTAAAGAAGGTATAGAATATCTAAAAAATCTTAAAAAATAATAACAACATAATTCTCCTATTTTTCCCCAATATTTATAATAGTATGAAAAGGTTGTTTCCAATAAAAGTAAATTAATAATAAAACTTTTAAATAAAAATAATGGAAAACGAAATATTAATGAGTATCCTTACAGCTGTAACAAGTGCATTAGGTATTAAAGAAATCTGGTTAATCTGGAAAAAAAGAGTTGAAATAAATGAAAAAAGGCTTTCTAAAGACGCTAACTTAAAAGACAAATTAATGTCTGAAGTTATTCTAGATTTAAAGGAAAAAATAGAACAGTTAGAAGAAAAAATTGATGAATTAATTGAAGAAAATACAATGTTAAGAGAAAAATTAGCTCGTATGGAAGAAAGATTAATGATGTCAGCAGCTAAAAATGCTAATAATAAAAGATCTAAATCAGAATAGAATAATAAAAAAATAAAGATTATGAGCGATTTCAATCACAGAGAATGGTTTAAAAAACAATACCTAGAAGAAGGTATGAGCGATGAAGAAATTCACGCTATAAGAAGGTATGAAGAGCTAACAGATGATGATAAGCTAAAACTAGCCAAAATTCAGGCTATGATGGATAGAGAAAGAGAAGACCAATCAAAATCTTCATCTTTAATAGGAAGAATGGGTGATAGATCATTAAGAGAAGATGATTTAAATGAATCCATGATAGAAGCTCAGTTTGAAGATTTATATCAAGTAGTTAGAAACATCCATCATGTAGGTGGATATGATAGTATAGAAGAAGCAGCATTTGAAGCTTTACAAAGAATAGGAGAAGAATTTGGTGTTAATTTTGAAGAAGGAAGATTTTAAAACATGAATACTCTCCTAGAAAATAGACTAGAAGGTTTAATCAGAGAAAAACTCTGTAAAAAAGGTGAAGCATACCGCAAACGTAGAATGGCAGCAGGTGAAAAATCATCAGCATATCTATCAGGAAGAGCTGTCAAAGTATGTAAAGGTCAAATGAGCGGTAAAAGCAAAAAAAAAACTAACGAAATAGAAGACCGTATTAGCGAATCTCTTCGCGACTGGTTTAAAAAAGAAGATTGGGTAAGAATTGATACCCAAGGTAACATTAGTGGTAAATGTGGTACAATGAAAAACAAAAAAGTACCATCTAGATGTTTACCTAGAAAAAAAGCCCAAAGTATGACTAAAGCAGAACGTAAAGCATCTGCACAAAAGAAAAAACGTGAAGGTAAAAAGGGCAAACAATTTGTCAAAAATCCCAAATAAAGCGCATAGATAATAAATTCCCACATATTTATCAGTATATTTAAATATTTTTAAAAACAAAAAAAATGAACGAATTCGATTTAAGAAATTTTCTTTATAATAATACTCTATTAAAAGAAGAAGAAAAAGAAGTATCTGACAAAGCTCGTAGAGAAGCTGAGGAAGAAGGATACGAAGACGGATATGATGATGCTGTAGAAGATGCTAAAAAAGCATTAGATAGCATTAAAGATGAATCCGAAGAAGAAAAAGACGAGAAAAAAGAAGTTAAGGAAGTAGAAGAAGTAACTGAAACTCCTAAACTTACTAAAGAAGGTCTTAGAAACATGATCAAAGAAAAAATCACTTCTATTTTAGCTGAAGAAGAAGTTACAGAAGAAGAAGTTACTGAACAAGAAGATGTAGAAGTAGAAGATGATGAAAACGTAGACGTTGACGTTGAAAAAGATATTAATGTAGATGTTGAAGATGAAGTAGATATTGATGATGAATCAGTAGAATCTGACATTGAAGTAAAAACAGAAGTACCAGGTGAAGATGCTAACACAGCTGCTGTATTAGGTCTTTTAACTAAAGCTCAAGAAGAAGCTGAAGGAATGGGTGATGAAGTACTAATGGATCAAATTGGTAACACAATTACATATTTCACAAGAAAACACGTTGTTAAAGCATCAGCGTAAGGTTAGTTGTTAAAGTATTTAAATTAAATTGTTATGAATTCAAATGAAATCTATATGAAAATGGCCGAGTTATGGACTGAGATGTCTTTAGAACACTCAAAACCAAGTAAAGCAGCACATGGCCGAGCAAGAAGTGCAGCTACAAAAATAAAAAAACTGATAGCAGAATATAAAAAAGCATCAGTAGCTGAAGATAAAGCTTAAAAAGTTGAAAAAATCAGAGTTAAAAAAAATAATATTAGAAGCTCTAACTCCAGATGAAGCGACCAAAGTAGATTCCAAATATAAGGACATCTACTCTGGTATGCTAAAATCAAATCCTCTTAAACTTAAAAAATACGATAATCCAGATGCAGTAGCATATGGTAGGGCTATCAAATTAATCCAAAAAGAATCTGCTAAAATGTTAGAAAAAAAACTAACAGCAGCAGAAAAAGACAAAAAAGAAGACATCATAATGTCTCTTAAAAAACAAAAAGGAGGAAAAGATAAACTTAAACCTGCGGATTATGCTATAGCAACATCACAAGCTAAAAAATTAGCTGAAGATGGTGAAGAAATTTCTAAAAAAAACATGGATATGTACAAAGACAAAAACAGATTAACAGAACTTATTAAAGTAGCTTTAATGGGTCCTGTAAATGAAAAGAAAAAAGACCATGATGGTGATGGAGACATAGATTCAGATGACTACATGATTGCAAGAGATAAAGCTATTAAAAAAGCTAAAGGTGAAACAAATGAAGATGTTGTTAAAGGTTCAAACATCAAAAAAGTAGGAGACGATTGGAGAGTATTATCTGGTAAAACAGGTAAAATGTGGAAACAAAAATATGATTCTAAAGAAGATGCTGAAGCAGCATTAAGAGGATACTTTGCAAATCTATCAGAACAAATCCTTAAAGAACTTAGAGGATAATGACAAAAGCAGAGTTCAAAGAAAGAATTAAAGGTCTAGCCTTTGAAGTCATCAAAGACAGAAAAAAAGCTGAAATAGCAGCTGTCGAATACGATGAGCTAACAAAATTTCCTGAACTTAAAGAAATTATAATATCTCTACTAACAGCGGATTTTGATCCATTTTTAGGAGGTATAGACTGGGTAGCACCAAGACCCACAACATTCAGAATCAACTTAAGAAACGATCAAGAATTTTACCTTATATGGATGGGTAGAAGTTGGATAGCACAAGTTGAAGGTAAAAAATATTACTTACTAAACCTTCCAGAAGAAGAACGTGCAGTTGAAGCAATTGCTCGTATATTAAGATATGGAGCACCTGAAAGTGAAGAATCAGCTACGATAGATGTAGATTCAGATGAAGGTGAAGATGTAACTGATGATACAGGTGGGGAAGAAATAGTTGTAGATGATACGACAGATATAGATGTAGAAGTATAAAAATAAAATTAAATGGAGGTTTTAGATAAATTTTTCAAAAAATATTCTTATAAATTTGATAAAGGGTATCCTGACATGAATAATGAAAAGGATGTTAAATTATTTGAAAACATACTTCAAAAAGATTTTGGTATAGTTTTTGAAATGGCTAGTATTAGAGGTAAAGCTACTGGGTTTGATTCTCCTATAGGAGCTTTTGAAAAATATATTGAACAATCTAAAACTCATATTCCTGGAGAAACTACATATGAAATAGAAAAAGACTTTAGTTTATTTACTTTTGATGATAACAATAGCCAAAACATAGAAAAAACAGATGTTAGAGTAAAAAAAGGAGAAGAAGTTATAGTTAATGCTAAAGACAAAACAGATTTAAAAAAAATTGGTCAAACTTATTATATTCCTATATCTTATAAAAAAGAAGATTATTATATTCCTTTAGATGGAATAAGAAAACCAACAGGAAAAGCAGTTGAATTTATAAATCCAGATTTATCCGATAAATCAGATCCTGATGTTTTTCACGATTTTAAAGGAGGACATACCCAAGAAGCAGACATAACTAAATTATTTATTGATCAAACAAACTCAAATTGGGAATTTGAATATAAAGGAAAAACCTATAAAATAACTTATTTAGGAGACCCTAATTGGAGAGGTAAAGGAAATCCTAAAAATGATTTACAAGTAGATTTAAATGCATCTATACCAGGTTTATATTCTAAATTAAAAATAAGTCTTAAAGCAGCTAATGCTACTTATGTAGAAAATTGGATGCTTCCCAGCAGAGCAGAGCAAATTTTTGGTTCTGAAAAATTAAAACAAATTGTACTTTCTTTATATAAAGGTTTAATTAGTTCCCCTAATCCAGAAATTGGAGATGGTCTTTTTAAAAGAGGATTAGCTTCATA